CTGTTACATTACAAACATAACAAGGAGGACACTATGTCTACATCGACCGAAGAAAAGAAGCGCTACGTGCTGGAGTACATCCGTTCGCTCGTGGCAATTGAAGAGGCCATGGAGCCTTACAAGGAGCAGAAACGCGAACTGCGGACTGAGTTCCGCGAGCAGGGCTGGCTTAACACCGACGAGATCCGTGCGGCTGTGAAGGCTTACCGTCTGTTCAAGGGCAAGGTAAACATTGATGATGTTTACGACAACTACAAGATGCTCTCTGGTGGAGATGCGGAGGAAGAAGCGTGATTATTCAGTATAAGCGACTTGATGAATACGTAAAGGTGCCTACCCGCTCTAACCCATCTGACGCTGGGTTGGACGTGTACGCCAACGTGAGAGACCCAGTTGTAATTGAGCCCCGTGAGTCAGCAATCATTCCGACCGGTCTAAAGTTTGGAATCCCCCACGGTCATATGCTTCAAGTTATGAACCGTTCAAGCATTGCTGCAAAGCGCGGACTAATGGTTGGAGCGCATGTAATCGATTCTGGTTATGATGGGGAGGTATTTATCAACCTTCACAATGTTGGTCATTCGCCGCAGATGATTCGCTATGGTGACAAGATTGCACAACTTGTAATGATTCCGGTTGTTGCATTCCGACCATATCTTATTCAGGGTGATTTATACCATGAACCAATTACTATTTCAGATCGCGGCGACGGAGCCCTTGGGAGTACAGGTGGATAAGAGCACAACAAAATTAATGTTTAGTTCAAAGTCAAATGACTGGGCTACACCTCAATCGTTCTTTGACAAGCTTAATGGTATTTTTGGTCCTTTTACCTTGGACGCCGCCGCATCGGATGATAACTACAAAGTTACCAATCATTATACTGAATCAGATAATGCTCTGTCTCAGGATTGGTCTGGTAACCGAGTATTTCTAAACCCACCATATGGGCGCAACCTAAAAGATTGGGTTAAAAAGGGCTATGAAGAAGGACAGAAGGATAACACAACAGTAGTGATGCTTATCCCCGCCCGCACCGATACCAAGTATTGGCACGACTATGTAATGAAAGCAGACGAGATTCGTTTTGTCCGTGGTCGTATCAAGTTTGGCGACGAGACAAATAGCGCACCATTTCCATCAGCCGTGGTGGTGTTTCGACAGTCATCGTTTAATGGCCCACGCATCACAGGAATGGAACGATTATGAATAGAGCAGAAAGGCGGCGCCTCAAGAAGAAGAATAAAGGCAACGAAAAACTCGCCCAAAAAATTTCCAGTTTTGAGCACAGACCAAACGCATGTTCAGCGTGTGACGCCGCATTTGACGCAGAATCAAAAGAACACGCAATGACGTGGAGAGTGGTGGTACACGAGAAACCCACCCGAGTATCACTATTCTGCCCAGATTGCATCGAAAAAACACAGGAGTTTATAGATGAACGATTCAGAAGTAATAATTGAGGCAGACTCAGAGGGGCTTAACACCGAAGAGGTAGCAGCATCCTATGTTCAGCAGTTAGAGGGTCTTGCTCGTTACGAAGCAGTAAACAGCCCCCCACATTACAATCAAGGCAACATAGAAGTAATTGATGCTATTGAGGATTGGGGACTTGACTTTAATGCAGGCAATGTAGTAAAATATGTTTCGAGGCACCAACACAAGGCAGAGCCTCTTGAAGACCTCAAGAAAGCCCGTTGGTATCTCGACCGCATTATAGAAGGATTTGAAAATGGCAGTATCAAGGATTAACAGACGCAATCTAGAACAAATTCTAGGCGGAAAGGTTGTGGAACGCCACGATGTGGTGATAAAGTTCTATGGACAAAATTGCCACCTATGTCACGCGCTGCGTGACAAGTTTGTAGAAATTTCCGACGAATATGAAAATGTATTCTTTTATGCTTTCAACATGGATGATGGCAAAGGACTTGAGAAAAAATATGGCTTTGAAGGCGTGCCTTCAATATGTCATGTAAGAACTGGTGGTATGAGACCAAGGGTACACTTTCTAGAAGAGCCCAGGAAGCCCCACAAGGAAACGTGGTATCACCCAACAGGTATTCGCATGTTTATTGACAAGCACAGGAGCAAAGATGATTGAGGCACTTACCTATGATGACGTGCTACTGCTACCACATTACTCGGACATTCGCTCTCGGTCTGAAGTAGATATTTCTACAGACCTTGGCAATGGGCTAAGATTGAAGCTACCAATTATATCATCCCCAATGGATACAATCTCAGAAGACCTTATGGCTGGCTCAATGGCATCCGCCGGAGGCTGTGCGATCATTCATAGATATAACACGCCAGAAGAACAAGCTCAATCAATTGGGCATGCAACAGACAATGGGGCAGCTAACATTGGTTTTGCCGTTGGGGTTGGCAAGGACTTGCTGGATAGAACACGCAAGTGCCTCGATGCAGGTGCAACTTTTGTTTGTGTAGATGTAGCACATGGTCATCATATTATGATGAAAGAAGCCCTCCGCGGTTTACGTGATGTTTTTGGCGATGACCTACACATTATGGCAGGAAACGTCGCAACCTTAAAGGGCATTAACGATCTTGCAGATTGGGGAGCAAACTCTGTTCGCTGCAACATTGGTGGAGGTTCTATTTGCTCCACCCGTGTACAGACAGGACATGGACACCCCGGCTTGCAAACAATCATAGATTGTTCCTTCACCGACCGCGATGTAAAGATTATTGCAGACGGTGGCATACGCAACTCTGGTGACATCGTGAAGGCACTTGCTGCCGGCGCGGATGCAGTTATGTTAGGCTCTCTGCTCTCAGGAACAAAAGAAACACCCGGCGAGGTTTATACTCGACAAGATGGAACAAAGTATAAAACTTATCGCGGAATGGCCTCTAAGGAAGCCCAAGTAGAATGGCGCGGCAGATACTCTTCGTTTGAGGGAGTATCCAGCACCGTGCCGTATCGTGGCAAGGTTCGCAACGTGCTTGCGGATCTTGACCGGGGCATACGCTCTGGGCTCTCATACTCTGGTGTGCGTTCTATCGAAGAGCTACAAAGAACTGCCGAGTTTGTTCGACAGACTCCCGCTGGTCTTGGTGAGAGCAGAACACACATCGCCACGAGAAAATGGTAATGTCTGATAACCCAAACTATGGACAAGACTTAAAGTCTATCAGATTTATGGTGACAGACGACGACCACGCACGGCTGCTGATAAGGCTGCGTCACAATAAAGTAAATGTGGCGCAGTTTTTTCGTGCCGTCATTGATGGAATGATTGAGGAAGAAGAGAATCTTATCCAGTTCTTTGACAATTATGTAATGGAACACAAGATACTTTCTCGTAATCGTTTTACAAAGTCTCTTAAACTCAGAAAGAAAGGTCAAGAAGTTCTTGAAGATTTTGGTCTACTTGATGATGCTGAGAAACAACAGATATTTGATCTAATATCAAAGGAATTTCCAGACCTATGAAGAAACAAGACTTGATGGTATGCGCCCAACAATGTTTAAAAAACAGAGAATGTTGTTTGGCAGAAAATTGCAGATATCATATAGATTATGAAGAAGAGTTTAATTGCTCAATGATAACAATTTATGAAAATGGCCCATTATCTCTACGTGAAATAGCAAAGCGCGAGGGATTGTCTTTTGCTCGTATAAAGCAAATACAAGACAAAGCACTAGTTAAGTTAAAGAAAAGATTACCTGACGGCGCAGAATTGTTGGCAAGTTCGGGTGATGCAGACTATTTATTTTGAGTTTTATAAAGGAGATTTAAAACCATGGCTCGCAAAACACTATTAACAGAAGCAGAGATTCGCCAGTTTATGAAGCTGGCAAACATTACACCCCTCCAAGAGATGGGCATGAAACCTTTACCAGTCGGTAATGCTGACGATGATGAGCGCAAGGGGGACGATGACCTCGCTGAACGCGATGGCAAGAAGAAGAAAACTATGAGAGAAGAAGAAGAAGATGAAGATCCTCCCGCTATGAAACCTGTGCGTGAGCAAGAAGATGAAGAAATGGAAATGGATGCTGAAATGGGTGAAAAGCCTGCTGGCGACATGGAAATGGATATGGACATGGGCGGCGAAGATATGGAAATGGATATGGATGCTGGAATGGACATGGGCGCTGACATGGGTGGAAAAGAAGAGCAGTTTGCTGATATCGTAGACAAGCTCGCAGACCTACTTGGACTTGATGCTGACGTAGAGGTTGGCGGTGACGAAGAAATGGGGGGTGAG